GGCGTGTTGGATTCTCTAATGCAACTAACCTAAGTGTAGTATATCAATATTATAATGCAACTTCTAGTAGCCTTGATACTGTGTTTGGATAATGCCAGTAGCATCTAGATTAACATCAGCTGGTATATTATTGGTTAATGGAACATTTGATGAAAACACATCGGTTTCTCCATCAAACTTCCGTACAACTTCTAATACAGTTTATGCTAGTACTTTAGATGAAAATACTGTACTTACTGATGCAGCAATGAGACAATATAGTGATGGTACACTATCTGTTGCAAATAGTTTTGATGAATTTACAGGAGCACCAATAATAGATAGCAATTTGATGCTGTGGTTAGACGCTGGACAAAGTACTAGTTACTCAGGATCTGGAGTTACTTGGACAGATCTCAGTCCTACTCCAAAAAATTATACGTTAACTGCGGGCCCAACATTTAATTCAATTGCTGGTGGCGGTTCAATAGTATTTAATGCAGCCAGTAGCCAATACGCTACTAGTGCCACCACATTATTTAATTCTTCAACATTTCTTGCATATACTATAAATTTATGGGTTTATCCTACTAGTGCTGGAAACTTGGTGCAGGTCGATGGGCAAACTATACCTAATAGTGGTTATCACTATAGTGCTATAGAAATATCTGCTGCTGGTGTAATAAAACTTGGGCAATGGACTGGAACAGACACAGTTATAGCTACAAGTACACAAAGTTTAAATGCGTGGTATAATTTAGTAATAACATATTCTAATAGATTAGCTACTGCCTATATAAATGGTACAAGTGTTGGTACTTCTGCAACAACTTGGAGTGCTCCTGGCGCCAGTACCTTTATGGCTTTAATGGCAATAGATTCTACCAATATGGGTACAGGTTCTTATGCAAGTGGTAGCATTGGTGCATTTATGGTATATAATCGTGCTTTAAGTTCAGATGAAGTTACTACAAACTTTAATGCTTTAAGAAATAGATATGGAATTTAAATATATTATAGAATTCTTTTTAATAAATACTTAAAATATTGGAGTATTAAATGGCTGGACCTACTAGTAGAACAGAATTCAAAAATTATTGTTTACGACGCTTAGGCGCGCCTGTCATTGAAATTAACGTTGATGATGATCAAGTAGAAGATCGTATTCAAGATTCTTTACAATACTATTGGGATTATCATTTTGATGGTTCTGAAAAACAGTATTATAAGTATGGACCAATTTCAGAAACAGATAAAACTAATAAGTATATTACTTTACCGGATAATATTATTGGGGCTGTAAGAATCTTTCCAATTGGACAAGCATTATCTACAAATTCTATATTTAATATTCGTTATCAGATTTCATTAAATGATCTTTATGATTTAACAGCTACTACAATGGTTCCATATTATATGGCTATGCAGCATATTCAACTGCTAGAACAACTACTTGTAGGTGAACAACCAATAAGATTTAATAGAAATATGAACCGATTATATGCTGATATGGATTGGGCTAAAGTCAATGTAGGAGAATATCTTGTAATTGAAGCTTATCAAATTGTAGATCCAGATGTATATACTGATGTTTGGCATGATCGTTGGCTTCAAAGATACGCTACTGCTATGATTAAACAACAATGGGGATCTAATCTTACTAAATTTAAAGATATTAAAATGCCAGGTGGTATGGTCTTTAATGGTGATAAAATTTATAATGATGCTGTAAATGAAATCAATAAATTAGAAGACGAAATGATCAGCAGTTACAGTTTACCAGTTTCAGACATGACAGGGTAGATACCATAATGATAGATGTAAACATATAAATAGTCTATCAATTACAGGATAGGTATATGCCTACTACAAATTTCTTTTTTAATAATCAAAACTTTACTGCAGAGCAGAGGCTCCTTGATAATCTTACAGTAGAGATGATTAAGATTTATGGTGTAGATGTAATTTATTGCCCGCGTTCAACTCCAAATGTTGATAAATTGTTTTTAGAAGATCCTACTTCTGAATTTAATAATGCTATTCACATTGAAATGTATATTAAGAATTTTGAAGGTTGGCAAGGTGAAGGAGATATGATGTCTAAATTTGGCATCACTATGTCTGATCAAATTACGTTGTGTGTATCTCGTACAAGATTTGCTGAAGATATTGGATCTGGTTCACCGTATGATCTTATTAGACCTAGAGAAGGTGATTTGATTTTCTTTCCAATTACCAATTCTATGTTTGAAATTAAATTTGTTGAACATGAATCTACATTCTATCAAACTGGATCATTACAGTTTTTTGAATTAAAGTGTGAACGCTTTAATTACTCTAATGAGAATCTTGAAACTGGTATTGATGAAATTGACGTTATTGAACCAGAATATAGTTTTGCTGGTCGGCATCTAATTTCAGATTCTGGTAAATTTTTAACTACTGAACTTGGTGATAGATTGGTTTCTGATACTCTTAGCGAACCAGATAATATTGATAGCAGTGTTCAAAATCAATACTTTGAACAACAAAGTAATTATATTGACTTCAGTGCCGCAAATCCATTTAGTGAGTAAATCATGCTAGGTAATACATTTTATTTTGGATTAATAAGAAAATACGTAACTATTTTTGGTACGCTATTCAATGATATTGTTATTAATAGAGTAGATTCTAGTAGTACTACTACTCAGAGTATTAAGATTCCAATTGCTTATGGACCTAAAGAACGTTATTTAACACGCCAAAATCAAAATTCAGATTTGCTTCGTCCTATTTCTTTAGTCTATCCTAGAATGGCTTTTGAAATTACTGATATTAGATATGATTCTGATAGAAAATTATTCACATCAGGAAAAAGTACTACTGGAGCTTCGAGTAAAGGTAGTCTTCATGTTCAAAATAATCCAGTACCTTATAATATTAAATTTAAACTGAGTATTATAACTAGAAATTCTGATGACGCTTTAAGAATTGTTGAGCAAATTGTACCATATTTTACTCCAATTTTAAATGTTTCTGCCAATTTGATTTCAGAAATGAATTACGGAAATATTACCCTTCCGCTTGTTTTAAATGATATTGGTCAAGAAGAATTATATGAAGGTGATTTTACTTCAAAAGAATATGTAATTTGGACTTTAGATTTTACATTAAAAGCATTTCTATATGGACCTACTCGTGATTCAAAGATTATTAAAGAAATAACTATTAATTTTGAAATTCCTCCTGGAGATACTATTACAACTGCAGATATTGGAAATACATCAGTTGAAGAACACATATATATTAGGCCAGGTTTAACTTCAGCTGGGCAACCAACTTCTAATGTTGATGCATCCGTGGCAGTAGCAAATATTAGTTCTAATAGTGCCTACGGATTTATAGTACAATATGTAAGAGATGCAGATGAATAATGATGATAATAAAAATCGTATAGCTAATATTTTAAATATTACTCCAGTCATAAAAGAAAATAACATAGTTATACATCAAGAATCAGAAAATTTTTCTGAAGAACTTGATGATGATCTTAAATATGTTAGAAATATGATGTATGATACTATTAAAAATAGCTCAGATGCCATTGAAGAAATGCTTTCTATTGCTAAACAAAGTCAGCATCCTAGAGCATTTGAAGTTGTAGCTACACTTCTTAATACACAGCGCGAAGCTAGTAAAGATCTTCTTGATTTACATAAGAAAAAGAAAGAACTTAAACACGAAGATGTATCTGGTCCAGATACTGTGAATAATAATTTGTTTCTAGGTTCAACTGCAGAACTATTAAAAATGCTGAAGAGTAATGATGGCGGATAAAACTTCGTATTTAGGAAATCAAAATCTAAAACGTTCTGGAGTTGCCCTTGGTTGGGATGCCGAGAAAATTCAAGAGTATAAAAAGTGCTCTACTGATCCTATCTATTTCATCAAAACTTATATTAAAATTGTCAATATTGATAGTGGATTAGTACCATTTGGTATTTGGCCATTTCAAGAAAAAATGATTGAAGTTGCTATGAATAACAGGTTTGTTATTTGTAAAATGCCACGACAAGTAGGAAAAACTACTACTATAGCCGCGCTTCTTCTTTGGTATGTATTGTTTAATGATACTTACAAGATTGCTATTCTTGCAAATAAAGAAAAGCAGTCTCGTGAAATTCTATCTCGTATTCAATTAGCATTTGAGCATCTTCCTAGATGGTTACAACAGGGTGTTGTTGAATGGAATAAAGGTAATATTGAACTTGAAAATGGATCTAAAATATTAGCATCTTCAACATCATCTACAGCAATTCGTGGTGATTCTTTTAACTGCATCTATCTTGATGAATTTGCATTCGTTCCTAATAATATTCAAGAAGACTTTTTTGCTTCAGTTTATCCTACAATTTCATCAGGTTCAACTTCTAAGGTATTAATTACATCTACTCCTAATGGAATGAACATGTTTTATAAACTCTGGTCTGATTCAGAACAGGGAAGAAACAGATATGAACGCGTTTCAGTACATTGGTCAGATGTTCCAGGTCGAACACCTAAATGGCGTCAGGAAACTATTGATAATACTTCAGAACGTCAGTTTTCAGCTGAATTTGAATGCGAATTCTTAGGATCTTCTAATACTTTAATTGATGGTAAAGTCTTACAAAGATTAACTTATATTGAACCAATACATAGATCTAATAACGTTGATATGTATCATCAACCTCAAAAAAACCATCGCTATGTTATTGTAGTTGATACATCAAGAGGTGTAGAGATCGGAAGAG